TTTAGATGTCCTAAAAGAGGAAGCGCAGGATGACTAGGCGTATCTATGAATTTCTCTGCCCAGACCAACACGTCACTGAGCGCTTTATTGACGAAGAGGTAAGGGAAACAGAGTGTTCTACCTGCGGCAAAACAGCGACTAAGATGATTTCTGCTGTTCAATGCACACTAGATCCTATATCAGGACATTTTCCTGGATCTACTATGAAGTGGGCAAAGAATAGAGAAGATCAAATTAGGCGCGAAAGACGTGAGGACAACTCGTAAGAGCCTCACAAGTCCATCAATCTCCATAATGATTTAATCACGGAGTTTTAATAATGGCTACACTGATAGATGAAGAAATAGGACGACAAGAAGACGACAACGTAGAACAGTTAGACGCACTAGCCTCGGAAGAGCAACCTAGTGAAGAAGACAACGTACCGGACAAGTATCGCAACAAGAGTGCTGCTGAGCTTGTACAAATGCACCAAGAGGCTGAGCGTATGCTTGGTCGTCAGAGTGGTGAGGTGGGTGAACTACGTAAGGTTGTCGATGAATTTGTAATGTCGCAATCCTCAACTAAAGAACAACCTGTAGACGAGGAGATTGATTACTTTTCTGATCCTGAAAGGGCAATACAGAAAGCAATAGATAACCACCCTGCTGTCCGAGAAGCTCAAAGAACTTCTACGGATATGAAGAAGTCAAGCGCACAAGCAATGCTCAAGGATAAACACCCTGACATGGCTGAAGTACTGCAAGACTCTGCTTTTGTTAGTTGGGTTGGTGAAAGTTCGTTTAGGACTAAACTGTTGCAACAAGCTGATCGAAACTTTGATTATGAAGCAGCTGATGAGATATTCAGTCTGTGGAAAGATCGTAAGGCGTTGATCGGTCAAACTGTAAATGCTGAGAAGTCTAGTAGAAATGCTACCATTAAGAGTGCATCTACTGGCGGCGCTTCAGGAACGCAAACAAATAGTAAGAAAATCTTTAGGCGTCAACAAATTATTAAAATAATGAAAAACGACCCTGATAGATATTCAGCATTGTCTGATGAGATAATGGTAGCGTATCAAGAGGGGCGCGTCAAATGATTAAATAACTAAGGAAGAAATAAGATGACTAATTCAGTATATCCACTACAAGGCGGTGTTGTAAACAACGCTAAAGCAGCAACATTTATTCCAGAGATTTGGAGTGATGAGGTACGAGCAGCGTATGAGAAGAGTCTCGTACTTGCTAACCTAGTTAAGAAAATGGGCATGACAGGCAAGAAAGGCGATACTATCAATATCCCTGCTCCTGTTCGTGGCGAAGCTGTAGCTAAGACTTCAGGCACTGCCGTTAGTATCCAAGGCAACACTGAAGGCAACGTACCTGTACTCATTGACAAGCACTTCGAGTATTCACGTCTTATTGAAGACATTACTGAAGTACAGGCTTTGGCTAGCTTGCGTCAGTTCTACACTGGTGATGCGGGTTATGCGCTTGCTCGTCAAGTAGACACTGATCTACACGCACTTGCAAAAGACTTAGGTAACGGCGCAGACTCTTACGTCAACACAGCTTCGTTCTATTGTGATTCGTCTACAGGTCTTACTGCTTTTGCTACAGACACAGTTACAACAGCAGATGTCTTTACTGATATTTGTTTCCGTGACTTGATTCAAAAGATGGACGATGCAGATGTTCCTTTTGATAACCGTTGCTTTGTAATACCACCTTCATTGCGTAATGCAATTATGGGTGTTGAGCGCTATGTTTCTTCTGACTTTGTTAGCGGAAAGCCTGTAGAGAATGGCAAGATTGGTAACTTGTACGGCATTGACGTATTTGTATCTACCAACTGCGCTACTTCTGAAACAGCAAGTGACAACACAGCAGGTGGCGAAATCAAAGCTGCATTGCTCCTCCACAAAGACACGTTCGTGTTAGCGGAGCAGATGGGTGTTCGTTCGCAGACGCAGTACAAGCAAGAGTGGCTTGCCAACTTGTATACTGCCGATCAGCTGTACGGTGTTAAAGCACTCCGTCCTGATTCTGCATTTATCATGAACGTAAATGCCTAGATAGGAGTCGGGGAGGCAGTTCTTCGGAGCTGTCTCTCCTTTTCTTTATGAGTAAAAAAGACCCTAGAATGACCAAATTAGGTGTGAGTGGGTATAATAAACCCAAAAAGACACCAAAGCATCCTACTAAAAGCCATGTAGTGTTAGCCAAGTGCGATGACGGTTCAGTTAAAACTATACGTTTTGGACAACAAGGCGTTAGTGGTGCAGGCAGTAAGCCTACCACAACAAAAGACAAGAACAGACAGAAATCCTTTAAAGCGAGACACGCTAAAAACATCGCTAAAGGCAAATGCTCTGCTGCTTATTGGGCAGACAAAGTTAAATGGTAACTAACAGGACATAGACATGACAGTCATAGTAACCAAGAACAGCTCAACCGCATCGGCTGTACCAACTACGAGTGACTTGGTTCAAGGCGAACTGGCGGTCAACGTAACTGACAAGCGTATATTCACAGAGAACGCCTCTACACAGATTGTAGAACTAGGTACAAATCCTTCTACCGTTACAACTACTACTGCGACTGTATCCGGTACTCTAACAGCCAACGGCACGTTTGCATCTAGCAACGCAGTCGTCACAGGCGGCTCAATTAACTCTACGCCCATTGGTGCGACAACCCCATCTACGGTAAGGGGTAGCACAGTAACGGCTACCACGGGCTTTGTAGGCGGTCTGACAGGCAATGTAGTAGGCAATGTCACAGGTAACGTCACTGGTAATATTACAGGCGTTGTTACAGGTAATGTAACTGGCAACGTAACAGGTGATGTCACTGGTAATATAACCGCAACATCAGGTACTTCTACGTTCACTAACGTCACTATTAATGGTGGCTTAGACATGAATGCGGGAACATCCGCAACCATCACCAACCTCGCGTCTCCTACTAACACCAATGACGCAGCTACCAAAGGTTATGTAGATACAGCAGATGCCACTAAGTTAAGCCTATCTGGCGGCACTATGTCAGGTGCTATTGCTATGGGTGCGGCTAAGATTACAGGTCTAGCCGATCCTACCGCAGCACAAGACGCAGCCACTAAGATATATGTAGACAACTCTGTACAAGGATTGGACGCGAAAGCATCGTGTCGTGCAGGTACTACAGCTAACATCACTCTCAGCGGCGCACAAACCATAGACGGCGTTTCTGTTGTAGCAGGTGATCGAGTCCTCGTTAAAGATCAAACTAGCGTGGCAGAGAATGGTATTTACGTTGCAGCAGCTAGTGGATGGGCGCGTTCCGCAGACGCTAATACTTGGGACGAGCTAGTCAATGCTTATAGCTTTGTAGAAGACGGCACAGCTAATGCGAACAATGGTTTTGTAGCTTCTATAGTTGCAGGTGGCACGTTAGGTAGCACAGCAGTGACTTGGGTTCAGTTCTCAGGAGCGGGTCAGGTTATTGCGGGTGCAGGTATGACCAAATCAGGCAACACGCTTGATGTCGGTACTGCCGCTGCTTCTCGAATCGTAGTTAACGCAGATAACATTGACCTAGCAACAAGCGGTGTTACAGCCGCTACCTACAGGTCAGTGACTACAGATGCTTATGGTCGTATCACAGGCGGTACTAATCCTACTACTGTTAGTGCTTACGGATTAACAGATGTCTTTACTAAGACAGAAATTAACACATCCCTAGCGACTAAGCTAAACCTGACAGGCGGTACAATGTCGGGCGCGATAGCGATGGGGACTAACAAGATCACAGGAGCAGGTGACCCTACTGCTGCTCAAGACGTAGCCACGAAAGCCTATACAGACTCGATATTAGGCAGTGCTACCTCAGCAGCCACCTCAGCCGCAGCAGCAGCTACGTCAGCGTCCAATGCTTCTACCTCTGCTAGTGGCGCAGCAACCTCTGCCACAAATGCAGGTAACTCAGCTACAGCGGCAGCGAGTTCAGCCTCGGCAGCAGCAGCTTCGTTCGATCAGTTCGATGACATCTATCTCGGCGCAAAGTCCTCTGCTCCGACTGTGGACAATGACGGTAACGCGCTTCAAGCAGGTGCTTTGTATTTCAACACTGTCTCTAACACGATGTTCGTCTATTCAGGTTCATCGTGGGCGGCAGCAGGTTCAGCAGTAAACGGCACAGCAGAGCGTCAGGAGTATGTCGCTACGTCAGGTCAAACCAACTTCTCAGCCACCTACGATGTGGGTTTTGTTGATGTCTACCTGAACGGATCTAAGCTGATTCCTACTACGGACTTCACAGCCACTAACGGCGCAACAGTCATACTGACCACCGGAGCAGTTACAGGCGATAACGTCTCTATCATTGCTTACGGTGCGTTTAATGTTGCTGATGTCTACACA